TCAGACGTGTGCTCTTCCGATCTAAAGGTATACAAACGACCCATTTTTAACATTTCCCAACACACTTTTAACAGTTGTTAGCACAGTTTGGCACGCTTTTTGTTGTGTCCGTGCCAACGAAACGATTTTTAACAGGTCGTTAAGAAAGTTTAACAGATGAATAAAGATGCGGTTCGCCTGTATATTTATTCATAGAATCAGATGTGACGATGATTCACCGACCGCCACAGATGCAGCATAAGCCACATACCGCCACGGTGTCGCCTTATATGTAGCATACGCTACATACGCCACTATCGTCACAGAAGCCAAATAAGCCACCTACAGGGCGTTAAAAAAGACCCTGTGGGCAACAACACCGCACAGGGTCTTACAAGGGCACAGGGCTTATTCTATAAGGTGAAGCCGAAAAGCGCAAAAACAGAGAAAAAAAGAAAAAATCACCAATTAAGACTTTTTAACAAAAATAATTTGGTGGGTTCAAAAAATTGCCGTATCTTTGCACCGTGATTCAGAAAAATGAGTTATTAATTAAAATTAGAAATTATGGCAACATATAAAATTACTTTAGAATGTGAAACCGTTTTATCTGTTAACGGTAAACGTGTTAAAAGTGAGGTGACACGTACCACACAAACAGTAACAGGTGTTTTTGCTGATGTAGCAAAGGTGATGTATCAGCACGAAGTAAATTGTATCAAGCACAACACCTTACCAAAGTTGACAAAAGATGTTTATACCGCCTATCAGTCAAAAGATAGTTTGCAGTACATTTTAGAATATGGTTGCAGCGTCACACAGATCTGTAACAAGTTAGGCAAAGATGCAAGTTCTTTCTTGCAGTTGATACAGACAAGTGAGCGTGTTGGATAAGTTTAACGCCTGTGGTGTAAAAGCCACGGGCACAAAATAAAAGGCGTATGGACACAAAGAAGAAAGAAGAAGCACTGTTGATGTTGCTTCAAGTATTGAACAAAGCCTGTGACGATATGGACTATATTGCACAGGTCTTGAACTCAGAACAAAAGAACCTGTTAAATGCCGTAAATGATACGGTTTTAGAAGCAAGAACCGCGGTTCAAGATGTTCTGATGCAAGATAAGAAAGATGGTCTGTTAGTGAACAAGCTACAAGACGAGTTTACACAGGTTCTTGACTTCTTATCAGAAAACAGATTGATGGGTGAGTTTATCAAACATAAAAGTAAGTACGATGAATAAGAAAGAAAAGATTGAGGTGATAGAATCCACCTGTGCAGTTGTCCTTTGGATGGTTATCTGCTTTGTAGTAATTAGCGTCTTTGGTTCTTGTACCACTTCACAGAATGTGGAAGCAAAAGGGCGCACAGTAATAGTAACAACGGACACCACCGTAGTAAATCACGGTGGCTACATTAAGTTTCAAAAGTGATGGAAGAAAGAAACGATTATCAAGAAAACCTGTTTAACGCTTTGACCTCCCTTAATGGTCTGTTACAGACCAAGGAAATGTGCACCGACGACAAAGCCGTTATCAAGGTGAACAGATTCCGTAAATGGTTGATAGACCGAATCGAATCTGAAAAGGTGAGTGAATAACAGTTTATAATAAGTTTAACATTTAAATTTTATCAAGTATGTTTAGTTTTAGTAACACATTCAACAAGAATTCTTTTGGTATTGACACCAAGGATTATGAGTACATCAAGTTAGCAGACGTTGCAAAGGGTTCGTCACCCGATGAGATTCACCCTATCAACGGTCTGTACGTTCACGCTTCTGATTTGGGTGATTCACCTGTCGTTATTGACGTACAGGCTAAGAAGTTGGTAAATATGCCGATGCACTTGGGTGAAACATTCCGTGAGATTCTCGCCAGCACAGAAGCAGTGCAGGCAATTAAGGATGATAAGGTAGGTTATACCATTTACACTTACGAATCACACGCTAAGACCTGTTACGGTATCAACTTTGTTGATATTAAGTAGTATTGAAGTTTCACATATAGGGCACACTTATTCTTTTTAGGTGTGTCCTTTAATTTTAAGTAGTTATGGGTATGAATCCTATAGGCTTTAGTGGTAGAACGTTTTCGTTCAACAAAGCCGTAATTAAGCAAAGAATCATCGAAGCAAAGATGAGTTCGCCCGAATACAAAGCCGAGATAAGAAGAATCTTTCAACAGGCAAACAGACGCATTCAGAACATCGAATCAAAGGGGCTTGTTTCACCCGCAGTTATGGCGTTAAACAAGGGCGACATAAAGAGCTTTACTAAGTTCTCAATGCGCCACGATTGGGAAGACCTAAAAGCCGAGTACGCAAAGGCGGTGGGGTTCTTACGTCAGCCTACATCGACCGCCACAGGTGTACGAGAGTACAACAAACACCTGATGGACGCATACGACCTTACAGAAGATGAGTTTAATTTGATGGCTGACAAGATACAGGAAAAGTTCTTGTCTGTGTCTGATGAAAACTTCGTGGAACAGTACTTGATGAGATACAAGGATTTCACAGGTGAACTTGAAACAGAAGCAGCAGACGTTTCAGACCAAATCGAAACAGACGCTGCAAGGTTGGAACAGGCAATCGAACAGGATTTGGAAAAAGACGCTCAAAATGTGTTGGACTATGCCAACAGTATTAAAAGAGGAATAATGAGTACTTTAAAGAAATTTGGTCTATAATGAAAAAGAAAAAGAATTTTTGTTTGCACGGTGAAGTCTATTCACCCCAAGAAATAACCACCGTTCTTGAAATGGCGGTCGATGAATCCTGTTTACGTGGAAACAACAAGAAACAAAAGTTCTTTGATATTCCTGTCTGCTTCGATATTGAAACCACTTCATTCTACAAGAACGGTGACGAATATCTGTCCTATGAGCAGTACACCAAATTAGGCGTGAAGTTGGAAAAATGTTCCTGTATGTATGTTTGGCAATTTGGGATAAACGGTTACTGTGTAGTCGGTCGTACTTGGGAAGAGTTTACCGAAATGATGGAAACGATTTCTGACTACTTGCAGTTATCAGAAAACAGGCGTTTGATAGTGTACGTTCACAACTTGGCGTATGAGTTCCAATTTATCAGACAACGTTTCACGTGGAACAAAGTCTTTTCGATAGACCTACGAAAACCGATTTACGCTATCACAGAATCGGGAATAGAGTTCCGATGCAGCTATCTTTTGTCGGGTTATTCCTTGGCAAAGTTAGGCGGTCAACTTATGAAGTACAAATGTGAAAAGATGGTGGGTGACCTTGATTATTCCCTGTTGCGTCACAGTAAGACACCACTAACAGAAAAAGAAATGGGATACTGTCTTAATGACGTTAAAGTGGTGATGTGCTACATACAGGAAATGATTGAACGTTATAAGGGAATCACACATTTGCCGATTACCAAAACTGGCTTTGTAAGAAAGTACTGTCGCAAACATTGTCTGTACTGTGAAGACGAGTTCGGGAAGACCGTACAAAATTGGTCTTATATAAACACGATTCACAACCTAAACATAAGCGGTGTTGACGAGTTCAACACGTTGCAAAGGGCTTTTAGTGGTGGCTTTACGCACGCAAATGCAAACCACACGGACGATGTTATGACAAACGTCAGCAGTTACGATTTCACAAGCAGTTATCCTTATGTGATGGTAGCAGAACAGTTCCCCATGAGTTCGGGCGTACACGTACAGGTAAAAAGTAAGAAGCAATTTGAATTTTTCCTGTCTGCTTACTGTTGTATATTCGACATCGAATTTACAAAGATAATGAGTTCACAGGTACAGGATACGCCCTTGTCTGTTTCAAAGTGCTTCTATAAAGAAAACGTGGTGGAAAACAACGGACGTGTGTTTTCGGCTGACAAGGTGGTGACTACTATCACGAATGTTGACTACAACGTGTTTAAAATGTTCTACACTTGGGAAGACGAAAAGGTGGTGGATATGTGGTGTTACAAAAAGGCTTATTTGCCCACAGAGTTCGTTAAATCTATTCTTCACCTGTATGCCAACAAGACAACGTTAAAGGGCGTAAAAGGAAAAGAAGTCGAATATTTAAATTCAAAGGAGATGTTAAACAGTTGTTACGGTATGTGTGTGACGAATCCACTACGTGATGAATTTACTTATAACGGTGAATGGGACGTTTCACACCTTACCTCTGACAAGATAAACGAAACCTTGGTGAAATATAACGACAGTAGAAACAGATTCCTTTTTTACCCTTGGGGTGTATTTGTAACGGCTTATGCAAGAAGAAACCTGTTTACAGGAATTTACGAATGTGGTGACGATTACATATACTCGGACACCGATTCAGTCAAATTGCAGAACGGTGAAGCACACGCACAGTACTTCAAAGAATATAATACGATGGTGGAATATAAACTCAGACAGGCTGCAAAATATCACAAAATAGACTTTGAACTGTTTGAGCCAAAGACCATAAAGGGCGTAAATAAGTTGATGGGCGTTTGGGACTTTGAGGGCGTTTACAGTCGGTTCAAGACCCTTGGCGCAAAACGTTATATGGTTGAAGAAGAAGACGCTTTGACCGTTGGCGGTAAAAGTTACCCTGTATCTCTTACAGTAAGCGGTGTGAACAAGAAAAGTGCTATTCCGTGGTTACTTGAAACTTACGGACAGGACGGAATCTTTGAAGCATTCACCAACTATTTGGTGATACCGCCACAGGCTACAGGCAAGAATATCCACACCTATATTGACTATGAGCAACAGGGCGTGTTAACTGACTACACAGGCGAACAGGGCGAATTTCACGAACTTTCGGGCGTACACCTTGAAGCCACAGGGTATTCACTTTCGTTGTCTGTTATGTATTTAAACTTTTTAATGGGAATCAAATTTAAAGATTAAAGATATGTTTGGAAAAAAGAGTAAAAAACCACAGTATTACAGTCTGTCTGCTATTCTTGAAAAGAATGCTGACTACAACATCATTTTTGGTGAACGTTCAAACGGTAAGACTTATGCGTGTTTGGCGTATATGATTATCAACTACGTTGAAACAGGTGAACAAAGTGCATACGTCAGACGTTGGCGTGAAGACTTGAGGGGAAAACGTGCTGAATCCCTGTTTGCGGGTCACGTTGCCAACGGCTTTGTGTCACAGGTGACGAACGGCAAGTACAATGAAGTATTTTATTTATCAGGTAAATGGTTCTTGTCTTACTACGATAGCAACAAGGGCAAACGCTTCCCCGATGATAAGCCGTTCTGTTATGGCTTCTGTCTGTCAGAACAGGAACACGACAAGTCAACAAGTTACCCGATGATAACCACGGTCGTGTTTGATGAGTTCATAACAAGACGTTATTATTTGCCTGATGAATTTATGCTCTTTATGAACGTATTAAGTACGATTATCAGAAACCGTTCCAACGTCCGTGTGTTTATGCTTGGTAACACGGTTAACAAGTTCTGTCCGTACTTTGGTGAAATGGGTCTGAATAATATTCAGTCTATGCCACAGGGAAACATCGACCTGTACCGATTCGGTGAAGACGGTGCAACGGTGGCGGTGGAATACTGCGACACCTTGGAAAAGGAAAAGCCGTCAAACAAGTACTTCTGCTTTGGAAATGAGGCTTTGCAGATGATTACGGGCGGTAAATGGGAACTTGCAGTTTATCCGCACCTACCAAAGAAGTACAAGCCAAAGGACGTACTTTTCACTTACTTTATAGAGTTCAACGGTACGGTGTTACAGGCAAATATCATACAGGTTGATGACGAGTGCTTCACTTACATTCACGCCAAAACGACACCTATCAAGGACACCGACAACAGTCTGATTTATTCGCTTACGATGAACGGTAAACCGAACTACAAAAGAAAGTTGATAAGTACTGCAACGGAACTTGAAGCCAAGGTCGCCCGATTCTTTGCAACAGATAAGGTTTTCTATCAGAACAACGAAATAGGTGAAATTGTACGTAATTATATTATGACAAGTGCAAAAAATAATATTTTGAGCGTTAAATAATGTAAATCTTGCTTAGATACGAATTTTTATTCGTATCTTTGCAAAAGATTTAAAATAATAAGAAATTATGAGTATGGACGAAGTTACATCATTAATAAGTAACGTTGGTTTTCCGATTGCGGTATGTGTCGCCCTCTTCTATTTTATGATGAAACAGGAAGACAAGCACAAAGACGAAACCGACAAGTTAAGTGCTACTGTTGAAGCAAACACGAAAGTTTTGACGGAACTTTGCACATTAATTAAAACTTTAGTAAAATGAAAAAATTAGATAATATCTATACGCACTATCAGGCACAGGTGAAGACCAAGGACGTCGCAGTAACGTCCTTTATGGAACATACCTTGGCTATTACTCAGTCAATGTTCAAATACGATGGTCTTCCAAAAAATATTCCACAGGTGGAACTTGAACGCCTGTTACAAGAAAGTGGAAACTGCGCTATTGCAAAGGCGGGCGAAGACCTGTACGCCCTTGGCGGTTCTACAGGTGGCGAACTTGACGCATACGGACGACCGCTTGACTACATCGTCGCAAATCCTTGGTTAAAGTTGAATAAGACGTACAGAATCGGTTCTGATTGCGTACTGATGAAGAACGACACCAACGGTCAAAGCCTGTTGCCTATCATCGGCAAATATGCGGTTCTCTACACGGACGGTCTTATTTCGTTGAACACGGCTTCAATTCTGACACGTATCACTATGCTGATAAGTGCTTCTGATGACAAGACCAAACAGAGTGCAGACGAGTTCTTGAAAAAGATTCTCAACGGTGACTTTTCAGTAATCGGTGAAAACAGTTTCTTCAAGGGCGTATCAATGCAGACCGCCAACGTATCAAACAGTCAGTACATAACACAGTTGGTTGAACTTGTGCAGTACTACAGGGCATCAATGCTCAACGAACTTGGCTTGAATGCCAACTATAATATGAAACGTGAGCGTTTGAACCTTGGTGAAGTTTCAATGAATGTGGACGTTCTTTTGCCTTATGTTGAAAATATGCTGAATAGCAGACGTGATGCACTCAGACAGGTAAATGAAATGTTCGGTACAGACATCAAGGTAGATTTAAATTCTTCTTGGAAGTTGGAACACGAAAACTTCTTGGCGTTGTCTAAGGACATCGAAAAGGTCGAAACTGAGGAAACAGAAGAAACCAAAGAAACAGAAGAAAAGAAAGAAACTTCTGAAACAGAAGAAAAAGAAGAAAAAGAAGAAACTTAATTCGTTATAGCGTATGTTATTCAAAGAATTATTCATCGGGGAAAACCAACTTTTTAGCGTAATCTTTAAAGAACGTTACCCCGAAATTTATGCTGAGATATTCGGGGAAACAAAGCCCGATACCTTTGCTTTGGTGAAGTTCGGAAACAGAACGGTTCTTGATTCATTCACAGAAGCCAACTGCAAAGACTTCACAGGGGCGGTTCTTGATATGTGTGTCGATACGTTCAAGAATCAGTTTGAAGTCTTTACAAAGAAGTACGATTTTCTGAAACCTGTGCTTCAAAGTACTTCAACCGACAAGACCGTGACTGTACAGGAATCCAACACGGACGGAATCACAAAGAGTGATAAGGTGTTCAACGATGATGGCTTCAAGGACGATTCCAAAGAAGACAAGTCAAACGCAAAGAACCGCACGGAAACGGAAACAGGAACAGTTTCGCGTACAGGATTCAACGGTAACGTAACACAGGCTATGTTGGACGAATACCGTGCCCGATTGATGAACGTTCGTGAAGACATCATCAACACTTTAGTAAGTTATTTAACATTAAGTATTTATAAATAATTAATTATTTTAAAATGGAAGTAAAACAGATTTATGAACTGATTAATTCAGTAAGTAGTGAGGTTCTCGGTAAGACCGACATCGTAGCAGAAGACCTTACAGGCGTTGTTGACCTTGGTACAGAAGTATTCAATCAAGGTGCAGTTGATAACTACGTGAAGTCACTTGTAAACCACATCGGCAAGGTGATTTTCGTTAACCGCCCTTATGCTGGCAAGATTCCGTCTGTATTGATGGACGCTTGGGAATTCGGTTCTGTATTGGAAAAGATTTCCGCTGACGTTCCACAGGCTACAGAGAACGACACTTGGAATCTTACAGACGGTACAGAGTACAAACAGGACATTTTCCACAAGCCTGTTGTATCTGCTAAGTTCTTCAACTCAAAGGTAACTTTTGAAGTTCCTGTTTCTATCACAGAACGACAGGTAAAGGAATCTTTCAGCAGCGCAGCACAGTTGAACGGATTCCTGTCTATGATTTACTCAGCAGTTGACAAGTCTATGACTATCAAGACAGACGCTCTTATTATGCGTACTATCAACAATATGATAGGTGAAACCCTGTTTGCTGATGCCGCAGCGTTTACAAGCGCAAAGACCCTTAACTATGCTTCTGCTTCAACTGTAAGATGCGTGAACCTGTTGTATCTGTACAATCAGGCAAAGGGTACAACTTTGACCGCTGACAAGTGTTTGACCGATGGCGATTTCATTCGCTTTGCTTCTTATCAGATGGGCTTGTATGCAGACCGTTTGCAGTCTATCTCTACACTCTTCAACGTTGGTGGTAAGGAACGTTTCACCCCAAAGGATTCGCTTCACACCGTCCTGTTGTCTGACTTTGCAAAGGGTGCACAGGCGTACTTGTATGCCGACACCTACAATAAAGAACAGGTTCTGTTGCCAAACGCTGAAACCGTTGCTTCTTGGCAAGGTACAGGCAATGACTACGGATTTGCTCACACTTCTGCAATCAACATCAAGACAAGCGGAAACCACGACATCAACATCGGTGGTGTGCTTGGTGTGATGTTCGACCGTGACGCACTCGGGGTTTGCAATCTTGACAAGCGTGTAACTACCAACTACAACGCAAAGGCTGAGTTCTTCAATAACTATTATAAGTTCGACGCCGGTTACTTCAACGATACCAACGAAAACTTTGTTGTGTTCTTTGTTGCCTAATTTTGGACGGTGGCGCATTCTTACGGTGTGCCACCGTTTTTACTTTAAAATTAATTAGTTATGTTAGTATTAGAAAGAATCTTTCAGAATGACAAATACACTATTGGTAAGTTATATGATGGCGATACTTACCTGTGCGATACTTTGGAACCGCCTAAGAATGTGAACCACCCTTGTATTGATTGTGGTACGTACAGAATCGGGTATCAGTATTCAAACAAGTTCGGTCGAAAAATGCCGTTCCTGTTGCAAGTAAACGGACGTGTCGGGATAATGATTCATCCAGGTAATTACCCAAAGGACACACAGGGCTGCATCCTGGTAGGACGGAATCTTTCAAAAGGTTCTGTTTCAAATTCAAAGCAGACGTTTCAGAACGTGAACGCCATTATTCAAGGAATCGTGAATTTGCACGGTTCGGTAACTATAAAAGTGCAGAACTATGAACGTACTGTTTTATAAATACAATGGTCAACGCAATAAGATAAACAAGGTTCTTGGCGACCCTGTTACTATCACAGGCAAGATTTCCGAAATGGACTTCTTAACGCCTGTTATTTGCGTGCGTGGTAAGGTCGATGGCTTTACAATGTGTTACGTTGAACCAATAGGGCGTTATTACTTTATTGATTCCGTAAGATATGACGGTGACAAGGCTTATTTGTCTTTGTCCTGTGATTCTCTCACTACATTCAAAGAACAGATTCTTGAAGCTACAGGCGAGATTTACGCCACCGATTCGCCACATAAGTACGATGGTGACTACAAGCCTGTCTGTGATGTAAGAACACAGAAAGAAAAGATTCCTTTTCCTTTGAATGAATTAACGGACGATGGTTCGATAGTTATGATAACGATTAAAGGTAATAGATAATGGCTACATTTCCTATCAAATTAGAACTGTTTCAATGTACTGATAATAATTTAAGCACATCGTATGTAAATGACGCAAGCCAGCACGCCATATTTGCAGCCAAAGCCGTTGACGGTTGCACGTTCAGAGAAAATGACGGTGAGCATTTTTATATTTCACGTTTGTTCAACGGTGAAACAAAAGTAACAAATTTCAACGTTACAAAAGTTTCTGCAAGTGACAACCAAAAGGTAATAAGAGGTGAAATAGACGGAATAACATCGGATGGCAAGTATATTTGCAGACGTGTGCCAGTTGATTCAAGTAACACAGGTGAAATGATATGTTACATCGGTGCTTCTATAGGCACACCGAGTATAGCCGTAACAAACAACGTTGAGCACACGACCTACAAAACAGAAGTACAGGGAAACAACACCGTTATAACGTTGACCTGTGATAGAGGTTTTACCTTTGACGGTGTGCCGACCGTAACTTACGGTGCAGACCCAGAAGACCCGTTTGCAGATGCAACAACCGAAAATATGACCGTTTCGGGTAACGTTGCAACATTCACACTTGCGACTGATTCTTACGGTGGCTTTGCTACCTTGGACGGTAACACCAAAGCGAGTGAACCGCCAACACCTACAGAACCAACGGTGACGAACAACATCAAAGACGCTACAGAATCACACACCGTGGACGGTTCTTCTGTGACTGTGAACCTGTCTTCTAAAAAGGTGATGTTAAATGTGTCCTGTGCCTACGTTGCCACAGATGGAAGCAGTAAGAACGTACCTGTAACTGTTAACGTTGTAATCAATGACGTTGCAGACACGGACACGGCTACGTCAAACGCTTCTGTGACTTTGCCCGATGTTGACTTCAATCACCCGATAGTTATCACAGGCGAAACAAAACAGGCTATGCGTATAGACTATAATTTGTCGGGGTGTACGCCTGTAACAAAGCCTACGTACTGTTTTGTAGGCGAACCGCTTACTATCACGTTAACGGCTGATAGTGGAAACCTCTTTGATGATGTAGCAAAGTGCACCATAACAGGATATAACAGTTTAACAGGTGGTCGTGTGGTACAAATGACTATAAGTGAAGACAATTTGACTGCAACAGGCACAATAACACCAACTGTCGGAAGTGCTGATGCAGACGATTGGTTTATAGTTGTTGACGGTGTGGCAAATCCACAGTCAACACCGACAAAGAAATATGGTTTTATCAACGCTTATGTGCTGAATGAGCAGAATCTCGAAGACTTTGCCACAGCCCGATTTGTACCATACACGGGCGATTCGGCAAGTACGAAAGAAGACCCGATTTCTTACGACCTTGGCGACTATGTGAACAGGGTCAAAAGATTCTTCTTCCCTGTTGAAAAAGGCTCTACGTCAAAACTGATGTGCGGTAACTTCCAAGTAGATACTAACGTGTTCAACTTGGCTTCAGACACAAAGGTAATTTCATTCGGTTCTGTTGACATTCCAAACGTAACACAAAGCACGGCTGACTATGATACAGACTTGAATATGTTTGTACCGTTCATCGGTCTTGAAACGTTGCCTGTTGACCTTATAGGGCACACCGTTGCACTTGAATTGAGGGTCAACTTACTTGGTGGTGGTGGTGTCTATGTGTTGACCTGTGAAGACAGAATCGTCTATACAAAAGAAGTTGAACCGTGTACCGATGTTCTTTTCAGAACTCAGAAACAAGAAGTAAGAGTGCTTGGCGGTTCAAAGTTCGATTCAACTTACCTTATGGGCTTGACACCTTACATCGTTCTGCAAAAGAAGACCATAACAAGCACAGGCATTGAAACCGCTTCTTCACGTCTGACTAAGGTCAAAGACGTTGTAGGTTTTACAAAGTTGGTAAACGTCAAATTTGAAGACACTTCAAATATGTTGATGGACGATGTTAACACTATTATAAACATTTTGCGCAACGGCTTCACCTTATAGAATAAGCCCTGTGCCCTTGTAAGACCCTGTGCGGTGTTGTTGCCCACAGGGTCTTTTTTAACGCCCTGTAGGTGGCTTATTTGGCTTCTGTGACGATAGTGGCGTATGTAGCGTATGCTACATATAAGGCGACACCGTGGCGGTATGTGGCTTATGCTGCATCTGTGGCGGTCGGTGAATCATCGTCACATCTGATTCTATGAATAAATATACAGGCGAACCGCATCTTTATTCATCTGTTAAACTTTCTTAACGACCTGTTAAAAATCGTTTCGTTGGCACGGACACAACAAAAAGCGTGCCAAACTGTGCTAACAACTGTTAAAAGTGTGTTGGGAAATGTTAAAAATGGGTCGTTTGTATACCTTTAGATCGGAAGAGCACACGTCTGA